TAGAAGTAGATGCAATAGATAAACAAAGTGGTTCAACCTTAACTTTAGGTGGATCAGGCACGGCTGTAACTTTAGCGTGTGGTGCTACTCAAACAGGATTCGGTAGAACAGGAACTGTTGATTGGCAGACAGGATCTATTAAGACATCAACTTTCACTGCAGCTAATGGCGAGGGTTATTTTGCAGATACATCTTCTGGTGCATTTAATATGAATTTACCTGCAGGGACAGCGGGCAACATTGTTTCTGTTGTAGATTACACAAACACTTTTCAAAATAATAATTTAACTATTATTCCTAATGGATCTCAAAAAATAGGTGGTCAGAATGCTAATGCAATTTTAAGCACTGAAGGTCAATCAGTAACTCTTGTTTATGTTGATGACATTGAAGGTTGGAAAAATGTTCAAGATTCAACTTCTAATGTTATAGGAAAATCTTTTATTGCAGCTACAGGTGGAACAGTAACAACTGTTTGCACTAATTTTAAAGTTCATACTTTTACAGGCCCTGGAACTTTTTGTGTATCAAATGCAGGAAATCCAGGTGGATCAGACACAGTTTCTTATATGGTAGTAGCAGGTGGTGGTGGATCAGGTGGTTCAGAAGGTGGTGGTTGGGGTGGAGCTGCTGGTGGTGGTGCAGGAGGTTTTAGAGAAGGTAGAGCTACTACTTGTTCTTTCACAGTTTCTCCATTAAATGCACCTGCTGGTTTACCAGTTTCAGTTCAAGGTTATCCGATTGTAGTTGGTGCTGGCGGAACTTTCGGTCCAGGACCAGGCGGTCCAACTAATGGACAAGGTGGTGCTGGAGGTGTCTCAACTTTTTCAACAATAACATCAGCCGGTGGCGGTGGAGGTAGAGGTTCAACACCTTCTAATCCTACTGCTCCTGGTAGAAATGGCGGATCAGGTGGAGGTGGAAATCCTGGTCCCGGTCCTTCAGGAACTGATAATGGTGCAGGATTAGGTAATCAACCTCCTGTAAGTCCTCCACAGGGAAATAATGGAAAAACAGGATCTGGAGCTAATGCTGCCTATGCACACGGTGGCGGTGGCGGAGCAACAACTGCAGGAGTAACTGCACCTGGACCTAATAATGGATCAGATGGTGGAGCAGGTGCTACAACACATATTCCAGGATCACCTATTACAAAAGCAGGTGGTGGTGGAAGTGGAGCTGCATCAGGTAATACAGCAGGAAACGGTGGAGTTGGTGGAGGAGCTAACGGAGCATCTGGCCCAAGTCCTGGAAACAATGCAGCCGCTAATACTGGTGGCGGAGCTGGCGGAGCTGCTGGTAGTAACACAAGTCCTGAAAATGGAGCAGCTGGAGGTTCTGGTATAGTAGTGATAAGGTATAGGTTTCAATAATTATGACAAGCACAATTAAAGTAAACAACATACAAAACCAATGTGGTCAAAACATTATTAACGAGAATAGTAATACAATTACTATTGGCGCTAGTGGTGATACGATTGCTTTAGCATCAGGTGCATCGCAAACAGGTTTTGGTAGAACTGGGACAGTAGACTGGCAAACAGGGGATATTAAAACAGCTACTTTTACAGCAGTAAATGGACAAGGATTTTTTGCAAATACAGGAGGTGGTGTTTTTAATATGAATTTACCAGCAGGTTCTGCTGGTGCGATTGTGTCCGTACAAGATTATAATAATACTTTTGATGCAAACTCTTTAACAGTTGTACCTAATGGTTCTGAAAAAATTAATGGTAATGGAGGAACATTATCTTTATCAGTTGAAGGACAGGGTGTAACTTTTATTTATATTGACGGAACAGTTGGATGGAGATCTGTTCAGGATAATACTTTTGCACAACAAGCACAAAGTAGAATCGTAGCAACAGGTGGATGTGTAACAACGACTGGTGATTTTAAAATGCATAAATTTACTGGACCAGGAACTTTTTGTGTTTCATCAGGAGGTGGTGCTGTTGCCGTTGTAGATTATTTTGTAGTAGCTGGTGGTGGATCTGGCGGTGGTGGTGATTCACACGGTGGTGGCGGTGGTGGTGGAGGTTTTAGATTAAATAATACTTTAGGGTGTGTACCAGCACCTACTATGTCACCAAAAACTGTGACTGCTTCTTGTAGTGCAATACCTGTAAGTCCAGGAGCAATTCCAGTAACAGTGGGAGCCGGTGGTGCAGCAACACCACCTAGTAATCCTGTTCCTAATACTAATAGAGGATCGAGTTCAATTTTTTCAACAATAACTTCTACTGGAGGAGGTGGTGGGAATCCAGATGGTATGCAAGGAGGACCTGGAGCATCAGCTTGTAATGCAAGTAGAGGTGGATCTGGTGGTGGAGGCGGAGGACCTCCTAGTGGTCCAGTAACTCAAGGTTTAGGTAGTTTAGGAAATACTCCTCCAGTTAGCCCACCACAAGGAAGTCCAGGTGGTAATGGAAATTATTCTGCTCCAAATTATGGTTCAGGTGGTGGAGGTGGTGCAGACGGCTCAGGATCAGGTGGAGGTAGCACTACTGGAGGAGCTGGTGGTGTTGGTGGAATAGTTAATCCAATTTTTGCACCAGGTTGTGCAGGAACTCCAGGACCAACGCCAGGTGTAAGATATTTTTCAGGTGGTGGAGGCGGCTCAACTTTTAATGGTGGTAGTCCAGGCACAGGAGGATCAGGTGGTGGAGGTCCAGGTGCAACTTATCCAACTCAAGGAACAAATGGAACAGCCAATACTGGTGGTGGAGCTGGTGGAGGTTCTTATGCTAGTGGGACAGCAGGAGGTGGTGGAGCTGGTGGATCAGGTTATGTTTTAATAAGGTATAAATTTCAATAGGTAAAAATTATGAGTGAAATAAAAGTAAATAAAATTAGTCCAAGAGCAGCGTGTGGTACTGTTACATTAGGAGATAGTGGCGATTCATTTGTCATTCCTGCTGGTGCAACAATAACAAACAATGGAAATCAAACAGGTTTTGGTAGAGAGGGTTCTGTTAATTGGCAAACAGGTTCAATTAAAACAGCTTCTACTTTTACTGCAGCGAGTGGTGAGGGTTATTTTATAGATACCACGGGTAATACAATAACAGCGAATCTTCCTGCAGGTTCTGCGGGAGCAATCGTTGCTTTTTCTGACTATGCAAGAAATTTTAACAATAATAATTTTACAATTAGTCCGAATGGTTCAGAAAAAATTGGTGGTATTGCTGATGATTTAATTTTAAACGTAAAGGGACAGGCTTTAACTTTAGTTTATGTTGATTCAACAAAAGGTTGGGTTAATGTTCAAAATGCAGAAGATACAGAAACAGCTGCTCCACCTTTTATAGTAGCTACAGGTGGAACAATTAGTTGTACTGGAAATGACAGAGTGCACACTTTTACTGGCCCTGGTACTTTTAGTGTTTCTTCTTTATCCCCAACACCTGCAAACAATGAAATAAGTTATATGGTTGTTGCAGGAGGCGGTGGAGGTGGAGATGGTGGCACGACTGAAGCTGGTGGTGGTGGAGGTGCAGGAGGATTTAGAGAAGATAAGTCTCCAGTTACGCCTTATACAGCCTCTCCCTTGGATGGAGCAAGTCCTATTACAGTAACAGTAACAAATTTTCCAATCGTGGTGGGTGCTGGAGGAAGCCCAGGGTGTTCAAGTCCAGGAGGTGGTAATACTCCAGGAACAAATGGATCAGTTTCATCTTTTTCAACAATAACATCAGCAGGTGGTGGAGGTGGTACTAGCGGTGGAGCTGGTGCTGCTTTTGGTGGAACAGGTGGTAGTGGTGGTGGAGGAAATGGAAGATGTGGACCAACTCAACCTGGAAATAAAAATGGTAGATCAGGCAACACACCACCAGTAAGTCCTCCACAAGGTAATAATGGTGGTAATGGTGCACCAGCACCAGGAGATTATTCTGGCGGTGGCGGAGGTGGAGCTACTGCTGTCGGTGGTAATGCTTCTGCTCCTAATAATGCTGGTCCTGGAGGGGCTGGTGCTACAACTAGTATTACAGGTTCACCTGTAGGTTATGCTGGAGGTGGAGGCGGTGGAAGAAGATGTAGTGCACCTAATCCTGCACCTGCTACTCAAGGTGGTGGTGCTGGAGGAATTGGTAACGGAAGCACTGGTGGTAATGGAACTACTAACACTGGCGGTGGTGGTGGAGGAAACGGAGGACCAAATTCTAATGGTGGTAATGGAGGTTCAGGAGTTGTAATAATAAGGTATAAAGTTCAATAATAGTTGAATGGTAATTAAAATTAATATATAAGGAGAAATATTATGGCACATTTTGCAAAACTAGGAGCTAACGGAAAAGTTATTCAAGTATTAACTTTGAATAATTCCGATATGCTGAATGCTGATGGTGTAGAGGATGAAGCAGTAGGTCAACAATATTTAGAAACACACAATAATTGGCCTGCACAGATGTGGATTCAAACTTCGTATAACACTTATAATAATCAGCATAGAGATGGCGGAACACCTTTAAGAGGTAACTACGCAGGTATAGGTTATGAATGGGATGAAGATAATCAAATTTTTTGGCCTAAAAAACCATATGCATCTTGGGTAAAAAATACAACTGATGCTAGATGGCAATCGCCAATTGGTGATGCTCCAGCGTTTACAGAAGAACAAGAATCACAAAATGAAGCTGGCACTCATATGTGGGGTTATGATTGGAATGAATCAGGCCAGTCTTGGGACTTGACAGATAAAAAAGCATAGATTAAAAATGGTGGTGGTATGCATAAGAAAGTATTAAGCGAACAAGCATTATATTTGGGTGATGTGGCAATGCCTAAAGATTGGGACATTGACCGAGATAAATTATCAGGCGACATCTTACAATCACAAATTCAAAACAAAGAGTTTCCATTTTCAAGAACTTGGGACATGTTAAATACATATATGCGAGATCACATTGGTCTTGAATATGGTATTAATTTAATTAACAAAGAAACGTGGGGTAACATCTATAAACCTGCAGAGACCACAATTCCATTATTAAATATTGATCCAGTAGATTTAAGAAACTCACCAGACTTTACATTACTATATGGTGTGAAAGTTAAAGACTGCATGGTCAGAATTCATTTTGAAGATAATAGACGTAAAGGTAGATCTTGGGATATAGAACTTAAAGATAATATGTTTATAATGTTTCCATCAACTAATATGTATTACTTAACTAATAATCAAAAAGACAGTTTAAATTTTATTCAAACTATAACTTATGAATATATCTAATTACTATTGGTATTTTAGTGGTGTATTAACACCCAGATTTTGTGATGATGTTATAGCCTATGCTAATCAAAAAAAAGAAGTTATGGCTTTAACAGGTGGTTATGGTGATAGAAAATTAAACAAACAAGAAGTTAAAAATTTACAAAGAAAAAGAAAATCTGATCTGGTATGGCTTAACGATACTTGGATATATAAAGAACTGCACCCGTATGTGCATGAA